TGTTTCTCCGATTTGAATGGCATCTTCTTCTTTTTTTATTTCAACCTTAGTAATATTATCTGGTACCTCTACTAAAGGTTCTTTTGGATTAACATTTACTTTTGTAATGTTATCTTTTGTTTCTACTAATTTTTTAGGAGTTGTTTTCTTTTTTAATTTAAACTCACCTTCCTGTTTAACAGGTTCATTTGTTTTTACTTCTTCTGACATAATATAATATAATTAAATAATTAATAATACAGTTTAAATAACTGTAGGAAACGGCTGAAGGCTATTTTCTGTTTCAAAATCAATAGGTCCTGTGTCGTTTTTTCTTTGGCTTATCATTTCACTCTGTTGAGTTGCTTGAATTTTTGTTCTTTTATCTTTTCTGTTTTCTATTCTATTTTCTTTTGCCTCCATGCTTTTTACGTCCATTTGCTTCAACTGCATGTCGTATTGAAATTGCTGTTGTAGTCTTTGTTGCTCTATTTGAGCAGCGATTTGCATACGTTCAATTTCCATTTGGCTTTTAGCTTGTTCGTATTGAACATTAGCACCTGATATAGCTTCTTGTTTTTGAACTTCTGCCATAGCTGTTTTTTCTGCAGTGTCCGCTTGAGCAGCAGCTTGAGCTTGTATATTAGCTTGCTGAGACTGTTGGTCTTGGATCATTTTTTGCTTACGTTTTATTTTAAGCATTTGGTTTGCTAGTTTAAGATTTTTAATTTGTCTTAAATCTATAGCGTCTTCAAGATCTATACCACCTGATTGTAAAGCTACTTGTATATTTTCTTCTAATTTTGCTTGTTCTTCTTCATCTGGTTCTAGTTCTAAAAATATACCAAAATCATGTAGATTTAAATTATTAACTTCTTGTAAAGTTTCAACATTATAAGTTGATATGGAATTTTCTAAAGCTTGTCTCGTTAATGGAAACTCTAAAGCATCTGAAACTTTTAAAGCAATATTTTCTGCTATTTTTAAAGTTAAATATAAACTAGACTGTTTGATGTGTCTAGTTGCTACATTAGAAGCATTAGCCGCTATTTTTTGCAACCCAACAAGTGTTTGTTTGTCAGGCGTACTACCATCTCTAGCCTCATTAAGTCCTGTCACATCACGTATCATTTGTAAATAATACTGATAAGTAGTTATTAGACTTTGTATTTTTGCTTGACCATTAGAACTATTTAATTCTTGTATAGGTACTTTACCGTGATTAAACTCGCCATCTTGTGTCATTGATCTACCTACAATAGAACCAGTTTGAAAATACATATTAAGCGCTTCGGCAGGATTATAATTAGTACCATTGCCCAGGTCAACTTCCGCAAGCCCATCCATGTCTAAATAAACGCCATCTGGCACCATTCGAGATAAAACTTGTTGTAATTTTAAATGAGTTAATTGTATTATATCAGCAAAGCCAACACACTTACTTACTAAAGATTCTATTTTACCTTTGTATATTCTAGGCGCACATATAGCGTAATTCATTTCTACTTTTGTAGTATCCGCGTAAGGTCTAGACATGTTTTCTGCTAACTCCCATTTTAAAAGAGTATTTGTTCCTAAAACCTTAGCTCCGCTATATAAAACCTCTATAGATCTTGATACTCTTTCAAAGTTATCATTTTCAGGTGGATTAAAACTATCATCTTTTTCAATAGCTTTCATTAAACCTTGATCTGTTTGTTTTATTTTAAATACTTGATTGTGATATGTTTTGTAATCAAAATATAACACTTGAACTGTATTTTCGTCGTAATCACCCCAACCAGTAACATAAGATTTGTTACCAGGCATAGCTTGTATTCTCTTTAACTCATCTTCACTGATATCTGGAAACTCTTTTTTTAACTCTGGGATTGTTATAGCTTTTAACTCACCTACATAGTATATGTCTTCAAAATTTGGATCTTCTGTATAAGAATGCACAATATAAGCAGGATCAACGTAATCTATAGTAACTCCATTAGCTGTGTTAAAGTTAGTTTTAGCAGCAGCAATACCGCAAACTGTCAAGTCCATGTTTAACCTGCGTCTCACTAAGTCGTATTTGTTTTGAGCTAATATAGAAGATATAGCCTCTTCTTCTGCTATTTCAACTGATTGTTTATAACTTAATTGCATATGAAGTTCTAGTTGCTCAGCTGTTTCTGGAATTACTTTTTTATTAGGTGATTGATATAAATCAACTCCTAGTGTGTTTTTTAAACTATCAAGATATTCTTTAGCAAGCATGTCTTCTTGAAGTCTAGAAGCGTACTCTGTTCTTTTTCTTATAGATTCTGGATCTTGAGAATATGCTTTTATGTCATAACTTTTAGAAGAAATACCATTAACTACAATGTCAACAAATTTTGATAAAATAGGAACTGGCTTCCAGTCTAAATTAAGATAAGACAAATCGCCATTAATAGACAATTCATCTTTGTATTTTTGTATGCTTTGTTCTCCTCTTGCGTATTGACGAAGTTGATGATAATTGTTCCAATTAGTTAAATATCTATTGCCACTAGTTCTGCCTCGACCAAACCACTCTTGTTCTATTGCTTGTGCAACTTGAGATCCGTACTCCCAACTTGCTTTTTCAGCAGTGCTTACAACTTGGCTAGGAAAAGCGCTATTAGTGTTAGTATATATGTTCATTTAAATAATTTTTGATGTAATTCCTTTGTTATCGTATTTTTTAAAACCTAAGTCTACAGATTTTAATTCTCTTTTAGCTTGAGGTAAATATCTATGCTTGTTGCAAGCCATTAAAGCTAAACCTGTACTGATAGAAGCATCATGTTTAGTTCTATTATTTATATTAAATGTAGCCCAGTCTTCTAAGGTTTTTTGAAAATACATATCGCCATATCCATTTTCTCTTAGTCCAACAAAATGTTCTATGTATGTTTCTATAGCAGCTGCGTGTGCTTGTTTAATGTCTTCACTTGAATTAGGTATACCACCTATCTCTCTTTCTGTAACAGATAATTTATTTCTTTTTTTATCTGGTCTATTCATTGCGTAACCTCTATATCCTCTTCTTTTAAAATGATATAGTAATCTAGGTTTATTATTTTCTACTAATATTGGCATACCGTAAAAAACACAAGCCATAAGTACATCTTCAAAAAATATTTCAGCAGTTTGTGGTCTAGCTATATATTCTAAAAAGAAATGATTAGGCGGAACGTCCATCATACTAAACTTAGTTAAACCATGTAATGAACCGTTAGATCCCTTACCATCAACCGTTCCTGATATATCATAAGGATCACAACCAAAAGCTCCTAGTGATTCATTTCCTGGATAATTAACTCCATTTTTTATATATCTTACGTTTTGCATTTCTAACGGCGGAACCCAAGTTATTTTAAATCTACCGTTTTTGTTTGGCATAAATATAACTCTAGTATCTTTTTTAGCATCTTCCCATTGAAAACTACCTGTAGTTATAGCTAATTCATTTTTAGAATCTTCATTAAAATCTATTTGTTGGTAAATCTTAGTTAAGTTAAATAAAGATTCTTTTGACTCATCTCTAAAAGCGTGTTTTGTAGTTCTTGGAAATTGTCTATAAAATTCATTTAAACCATCTTGATCGTCTTTAAGTCCTTCTACTTCGTTTTTCCAATATTCTATTACACCTATTTTTATTTTATCACCTTGTGGTCCTTCAATAGGTTTTTTTGGTGTGTCGAATACAGGTAAGCCATAAGAATCAATGTATCCCTCGTAGTTCCATTCCATAGGTATGAACAAAGAATAGAGTCCTGAGCGAGTCTGTCCGTTGCTGTTTCTTTTGGTAACGTCTGAATCATCATACAATTTCTTAAAGTTTCTACCACCTTTATCTAAAGCGTTAGATGTTGATCCCATCATACACTTACCAATAATTCTAGAACCTAGTCTTAAGGTTGTTTTCGTAACCCTCCAGTTGTTGAGGATGTTGTTCGGCCTTTCCCATTTACCGCTCTCATCGTGGACGAGGAGTTTGAGTTTCTCACCATCGTAGGAGTTGTCACCCGTGTTCTTCCAGTCGATTGTGGTGTCCAAGCCCTGGAGTTCGCCCTGTAAGGTTTCGTCTGTGGTCGTGGCGGTAAGTTTACGACGGGTGTACTTGGTTGCGGGGACACGATAGGCAAGCTCGGTCTTGGGCCTGTCCATACCGTCCTGGGTCGGCTTGAAAAAGAATGGGTAATTAACGGATATCGGTACCACCTTGTCTGTAAACATCTTCTTCGCATCAGGTCCAGTCTTAGATAATACTCCATATCTAGAGTCGGAGGATATTGTAGCCAAGTTGACCACCTCTCCTGAGGCCATAAATGAAAAACCGGAACGTCTGTTCTTAAGGTAGCACAGTCCATAGGATCGTATATCGGCCTTGCAAGCCTCCCAGAAAATGAAGAATAATCTATTTGATTCCCGAAAGTCTGGTGCCCCAACGTCAATTTTGCTCCACTGCAAGTACATGTAATGAGTACCAGTAAGGTAAGTAGCAACGCTTTTGTTATAAAACCAAAAACCTTCCTCCCTACGGGTAAACTCTTTATCAATGTAATCATACCATTTTTCTTTAAAATCTTGTGGATATTGCTTCCAGTCGAACGTTGTTTTTATCTTGCTTAAAACCTTAGGATATTCAGTTTTATTCCATTTGTTATTATCAAACGTATGAATATCTTTCTTTTCAGGCAAAGCTATTTTTAGGTTTTGTATTTCATAAACCTCTCCAATTTTACCGGTTTTACTTATCACAACCATGTCGTGATCTTCGTTGTAACCGTATTCCCACTTGTTATACCTATTCATTCTTTTAAGAACCTTAGGTTTTATGTGGTCGGGTAATACTTTATATAGAGTTTGTTGATACATTATTTTTTAGATCTACCTTCTGCAAAGCCTTTAAAATTACTTTGCTTTATTTCTTTTGGTTTTTCATCTAACATATCCTGCTCTTCTTGTATTCTATTTAATATTTCAAAAGCATCAAATATTGCTAATTTTTTTGTTGCTGCTGCATTTTTAAGTCTGTCAGCAGATATATCATCATCTGAATCTACAATAGGTTCTTTAGCTACCTTTATCAACTCCTCAACTGCTATTTGCCCAGCTTGGATTATATTTTTCTTCGTCTCCTTGGTTTTCATACTTAATTACAATATCATTTGATTTCATACAATAAAGTCTTTCGTTATCAACTAAAAACTCCCATTCACCATTTGGTGTATAGCCAACTAAGTCGCCAGGAGTTATTTCTAGCTTGTTTAACGAGCTATTGCCATACTTTAGTATACCAATAAGACTACGCTCTTTATCTAGTGTTAGATCTTGATTATCTTTTATAGGTTGTATAAAACATCTATCGCCAAACGAGTGATAACCTTTATTATTTTTATATAAATAAATTTGATCTATAGCACAAAAATATAAATTATCTTTAAAATAAGATCTACTTTTTTTCTTAACACCTTTCATGTCGTAAAATGTTCTAAAAACATTTTGATGCACAACTATTAAATCACCTTCTTTTATTAGTGTCTTAATAGCTAGTGGTGTTTTGACAACCTTAGCTATTCTGTTTACAAATTTCCAGTTTTCTATTTTAGTGTTAACTACTAGTTCTTTGTTACCCACTTTCACCGTGTTACTGTATTTTTCACCTACAGGTTTTACGATAAAGTCATATAAACTGTTCATTAATATTGCAGATCGTATTCTACTGATATTGCCATGTTAGAGTTAAATTTCTTCCAAGGCAATACTTCGTTGCTTTTCTTTATATGTATATTATAAGAATTATCTGAATCTTCAAAAAGTATATGAGATATTTCATGACCACCATAAACCTGTTGACCTACTGAATAATGCATGGCGTCATTCTTGTAGTCAGATCCAATACTAATTTTTCTAATATTACTCGGCATCTTCTTTTTCTATATCAGTATAAGATCCGTCTTTAAGATCAATATTAATTGAGCCGTATTCGTCTTCTAGTTCTTTTTTAGTATTTTCAATTTCAGCACTAAGTTTGTCAATTCTAGAGTGTGCATTCATTTTTTGTACTTCAATAACACCAATTGATCTTAGTAATCCATTTAACTGAGTTTGTTGCTCATTAACTAATTTTAGTTGAGCTTCTTTTATTTTTTTAGCTTTTGCCATAATTTAATTTAATTTAATTGTTATTATATATTTATATAGTCACCTATATATTAACTATTTACATATAACTATATCAGCTTCTACTATTCCTGTGCCAAACCCTGTAACATAATCTACAGCCACTGGTAAAAATGATCCAGCTTGTATTTCTTTGAATGTTATAGCTTGTGCTACAACTGGTACGCCACCATTAACCGCTGTTATTACGGCTGTTGCTCCTCCAGCGCCACCGCCCGCTTCAGTAACAGTGATAATGTCGCCAGGATTATAACCAGATCCAGCGTCTACAATAGCTAAAGACTGTATAACCCCACCTGTTTGTGTTATAGCTACAGTTAAACCTTGAGCCATATTATTAGAACATGTTGTTGTTGCGGTTACAGTAGTGTAAGCAGCGCCTCCTGATGTTAGACTTAGTGAGCTAACAGAATTTAAACTAGTTCCAGCTAATATAACGTCTAGATCTCCTGTTTTTTGCATGTATATTATGGAGCTACATAGATTAGTACCTAAAACTCCTGATTGATTTTCAAAAACCCACGCTGGTTTACCGTTAGGAGTTCCTGTTTTACCTACAGGTCTCATAGCTTTGCCAGCTATACTGTCACTTATTGGAAATTTACCCATTTTTTTATTTATTACTTATTGATTTATATTTCTCAAAACCACGTGATCCAAAGTAAGCCACGTATACGGTTGTTAATAGTTGTTTTAATAATTCTATCCATTCTTGTTCTACAGTAAAAGATATTTCGTGATGACTATCAACCCATATAAAAGCTATAGCCATAAACGATAAGAATATAAGCGCCATAGGACGCGTGTTTTTACTAAGCCAAGAGTCAGATGTCATATCTGATTCCCAACGTTTTGTGATTTGATCTTCAGCTGTAGTGGCTGCTTTCTCAACTATAACCTGTATGTCTTTTTTGATTTGAAGTTTTTCCTCTTCAGTGGTTGTTAGTTTATCGATAACTTCACCAACATCTTTGATTACGTTACCGCTTAACCATTGCCAGATTTTTTTCATCGATCTTTATTTAAATTTTTGTTTCTATCACATATTTAGCTCCTGGAAAAGTATAATCATATCCAGGATACATAACCTTCGTATAACCTCTATCGTCTGTTCCTAGTACTTTAAAATTAACACCTTTCATTGTTATTTTATTTCCTTGTATTATATTTTGATGTTTATTTACATCAGGACTATCACTTAGATAACCTTTTTCTGAAAAATTCATTATGCGTTTTTATATGCTTCAGCTTCCCATGGTAAGTTTTTAGCACCTTCTTCCATGTCAGCTCGTGAATATTTTTTACCTTTCCAGTACACAAAATTATCGTCGTAATTTAAATCACCACATTTCATTTGATCTAAATGCACTTTTTCATGCGCAATAACTTCCGCACACTCAGATGGATCTAAATCTTTATTTAAAATTATAGTTCCATTGTTGTTCGCTTTACCCATAACGCCGTCTTCCATATCTACATTGTAAACTGGAGTATTATCAATTTTATAAGGAGGATTGCTAAGTTTAAAAGCCATAGTTATTTTTTATATGGAAACATTTTATTTAATGCTCCTTTTCTAGCAGCACAACCGCAAGGGATATTTAACCCCTTGCTAACTGTGTCTACCATTTTTTTAATACCAGTAGCTTTAGTAAACTTTTCTATATCGTCTCCTAAACCTGTTGATCTCATTACGCGTATAAAAATGCTGTAAATGTTACATAAACCGCATCAGCAACGATTGGTTGACGTCCTTGTCCGCCAGCGTTTGGATTTGGATTTTGCGCAGTGTTAACTGGCTGTCCAACAGTTGATACAACTCCTCCTGGGTTTGCAGCTAAAGCAGCATTAAAAGCAGCTAATACGTCTCCTGCAGTAGCAGCAGCTGTATGAGTTATTTCTAATGTATTAAATCCAGCTCCTTGTCCAAAAAGAATAGTTGTTTTAGTAGTTGGGTTAGCAGTAGCATCGCCATCCTCACCTGGTCTTATACCGATAATTTTGTCAGTTGCTACTAAAATTTCTGGTGTATTAGCCACTCCAGATAGTGGGATTTTTAAAAATTTTGCCATTTTTGTTAGTGTTAGTGTTAGTGTTAGTGTTAGTGTTTGGCTGAGGTTTTTACAGTCCTCTCTGTTTTATTAATAGTTTCCAGACTTAATATTTCCAATTAATTTATTCATTTTTGTATTAGCATCATTAATAGAATCTCTAACAAATCCAGTCCTTTCAGATAATGCTTTAGTCTTGTTAAATTGTTCTTCTGTCGGAAACTTAGTTTTATTATAGTTTTCAATAGCCTTTTTTGCGTCTGAGTCTGCTTTATTAATAACTTCCTCTTGAGTTTGTCCTTGTTTATTTAGTCTATCATTATAGATAGTCATGCTTTCTTCATTTTGATTTAAAGGTGACATTCTAGACGATTGCGCATGTTTTGACATCCAAGAAGCATGAGATGCTACTGGATTATCATGCATTAAGTTGTACTTTTCTTGTTTGTTTGATTCCATGATTAGTTATTTGTGATTTATGTTATTTTTTCTTGTAAATTCGTTGTGCATTTTGGCAACAGATCCATGATGTTCTTTGTCATATTTCATATCGCCAGCTAACTTTGATATGTGTTTTTCGTCAGCAGTCATGTTTTCGTCACTATGCCCGTGTTTATTATCATATAACACATCTCTTTTTAAATAATCTATATGCGCAGCATCGTCTCTTTCAGATGCTTTATAATTGCTACTAGTTACTTTTGTGTTTGAGCAACATCTAGCGTTTCCAGTATATTGTCCGTAATGTCCTTTTGAATATCCCATTTTTTATTTATTTATTTAACTACAAACACCATTTTTATAAGTACCACCAGCTAAAATACAATCTGCCATAGCTTGTTGCTGTTTAGTGTTAGTGTTTGATTTATTTTTTGTTGCTTTTGCTGCAATTAATTCTGTTTTTTTATTGAATTTAGAATTAGCATCAGTAGGCAAATAATTACCACTTGTATCGAATGTTCCTTCTCCTTTTTTAACTCCTCTTTTTTCCCTTCTAGCAACTCTTTTTTCTTGGTAATTACCTATGTTTTCAGGAGTCATAGCAGCTCTAGATCCAGCTACTATATTATCTTGTAATCTTTGAAAATCTGCAGCGTTAGAAACATAATGATAATCATCAGCGTTTTGATAACTACCGCGTAAAGGACTACCGTAATTGGCTACGCTTTCAGTTTTTTTTTCATCTTATGATCTGCTTTGGCCTCTTTGATTTGCTTTTCTACTTGTACTTGTAACTCGTAATCTACTCCTCCTTGGCCTTCAGCTCCTTCTTCTCCTTTTTTTACTCTAGCTAATTTAGCTTCTAATGCTGCAATAGCTTTAGGGTCGTGCTTTTTAGCTGGTGAATCGTGATGCATCTCTGCTGGAGACGCTAATATAGCCGCTTGGTGCTCTGGTGATAATTTGTTTTGACCTCCAACTAATGCTTTAGAAGCTGGACTCATAGGTGATTTAGCCGAAAAGGCTTTTTGAAATGGTGAACTCATAATTATATTTTTTCGTATGTTGATGTATTTTTTGGTGTGTTTGTTAATACGCCATCTTCGCATTCAACGTATTTTCCATATTTTTTACTATAAAAAGGTTTATCTCTTTTACAAGCTACTTGCTGTAAAGAATCTTTTGTTTTTTGAGATAACTCTCTTTTTTCTTTGCTAGCGTCTGTCTCTACAACAGAAGGTTCTTTTTGTCCAAATTCTTTTTTTTGATATAGTGGACTTTTGGCCATAAATGGGCTTGTGAAATTACTACTCATAATGTTTATTTTTATTGATCATCTCCAGTTTTCTTAAGAACAATCTTTCCATTAATACATTCGAATTCTCCTTTTTCTCTATTGTATTCAGCTAAATTTTCTTCTGCGCTAATTGGAATTTCTTTTTTATCATATCCTCCAGCTTTGTTTTTCTTAGACATATCTAAACTAGTCTTAGATTTTCTTGACATATAGCTTTCTTTTTTCTTTGCCCAAGCAGCGGCACACTTATCTTGATAGAATGGTGAATTACTTTTCATATTATTTTTTTTTACAACCAAAGTTATTTGC